ACAAAAAGCATATGAGTATGCTAGAGGATTTCTGGTTACCTCGTAGAGAGGGTGGACGTGGCACTGAGATTACAACTCTACCTGGCGGACAGAACCTTGGCGAACTCAAGGATGTGGAGTATTTTAAAAAGAAACTCTATAACTCTCTCAATCTTCCTCCTTCTAGACTTACCGACGATAACAAAGGATTTAATCTCGGTAAGACCACTGAAGTCTTACGTGACGAACTCAAGTTCGCCAAGTTTATCGGAAGACTACGTAAGAGATTTAGCGAACTCTTTCACGATATTCTCAAGACCCAACTCATCCTTAAGGGAGTAATTGCTCCTGAAGATTGGGATGAAATGGAGGAGCATATCCAGTATGACTTCCTGTTCGACAACCACTTCAATGAATTGAAGGAACAGGAAATGATGCTACAACGTATGAACCTTGTCGCTCAAATGGATCCTTTCCTCGGCAAGTATTTCTCCGTTGATTACATCCGTCGTCAAGTTCTCCAGCAAACTGAGAAAGAGATGAAGGAGATGGATAAGCAGATTAAGAGTGATATTGATTCTGGTCTCGCTATGAATCCTGCTGATATGAATTCTCTTGATATGATGGATCGTCAAAACAGTGCTTTTGCTCCTGAACTAGAAGCACAAGCAGCAGATGATAGCATGGAAAGAGAACTTGAAAAGATGGAGAAGATGCCAAAACCCTCTCCAGCACCAAATAATAAAAGTGATAAATAATTAATACCCCGTACTTAAATCATGAGTGACCAACCTTTAGATGCTGAAGTGCTTAACGTTGTTGATCTAATCGCTAACAAAAAAAGGGCAGATGCTCTCGATGCTATCGAGGACATCTTATATGCTAAAGCTTCAGAAACAATTGATACATATAAGAAGACCGTAGCAAATACGTTCTTTGATGAACCAACAGGAGATACTCCAGAAGAACCATGAGACTAATTACAGAGAACATCGAAGACATCAAGATCCTCACTGAGGAAAAGGATGGTAAAAAACAATTGTATATTGAGGGTGTATTCCTCCAGTCGGAAATTAAAAACCGTAACGGAAGAATCTATCCTTTCGATGTACTCAACAAAGAAGTCCAAAGATATTCAGAAGAGTACGTAAAACCTGGACGTGCTTTAGGTGAACTAGGTCACCCTGATGGTCCTACTGTTAACCTTGATCGTGTATCTCACAAGATCACATCACTGAGAGCAGAAGGCAATAACTTCATTGGTAAAGCAAGAGTTCTTGATACACCAATGGGTAAGATTGCTAAGAATCTTCTCGGTGAGGGTGTACAACTTGGCGTTTCTTCTAGAGGAATGGGTTCTCTAAAAGAAGAAAACGGTGTTAAGTATGTCGGTGAAGATTTTATGCTCGCCACCGCTGCTGATATCGTTGCCGATCCTTCCGCTCCCGACGCTTTCGTCAATGGAATTATGGAAGGAAAAGAGTGGGTTTGGGAAGGAGGTATTCTCCGTGAAAAACAAATCCAAGAAATCAAAGACTCTATTGACAGAGCATCCAAGGTAGAACTTGAAGAAAAAATGCTCTCCGCGTTCGATAGATTCCTTTCAAATCTATAATAACATAAATAAATTTAGAATATACTAGATACAATCGAGGAAAACTCAAATGTCAGATATGTTAAACGAAAAATTTGAGGAGTTTGCCAGTGAGCACGCCGCTGTCCTCGCTGAGGCGGGACAAGATCCTATGCCAACGGTGACGGCTGCTGTTCTTCCTGGTGACGCCGCTGCTACAGGTCAATCTCAAACTGCTGTTAACGCTAAAGCCGCTGCTGGCGAAGGCGCTACTGGACACGCTGCCCCACTTCAACCTAGCATTGCTATCGGTCAGAAGGCACCTGCTGAAGTCAACAGTGTAACCACTACTCCTCATGAGCATGATGAGGATGGCGATGAGAACCCTGGCGCTAAAGCTGCTGCTCCTATCTCGGGTGGTATTTCTGGCGAACCCAATCGTGGTGCTTCCAACACCGATCTTCCTAATGGCACCGCTCCTAAGTTTGGTAGCGAGATTGCTTACGGAACCAAGGAAGGTGGAAGTGTAACATATCCTATCAAACCCAAGTTTGAGGAACTCGATGTATCTGCTGATGTTGCTGCTCTAACTGAGGGCACCGAACTCAGCGAAGAATTTGCTGAAAAAGCAAAAACAATCTTTGAAGCTGCTGTTAAGTCTAAACTCTCCGAAGAGTGGGCAAAACTAGAAGAGTCTTTTGAGGCTCGTATTGCTGAGCAAGTTGAAGCACAAAAGAAAGAACTTGCTGAAGAAGTTAACGGCACCGTCAATTACGCTGTCACTAAGTGGCTTGAGGAAAACCAAGTTGCTGTTGACCGCGGTATCAGAAATGAGATTACTGAAGACTTTATCACTGGTCTGAAGAGTCTCTTTGAAGAGCATTATATTAATATCCCCGACGAGAAAGTTGATGTCGTCGAGGGCATGACTGAAGATCTTTGTAAGATGGAGGAACGCCTCAACGAACAGGTTAAGGCTAATATTGAACTTCAAAATCGTCTCAATGAATCTGCTAAAGAGATCATCGTGAAAACTATTTCAGAAGATCTAGTAGATACTCAGAAAGACAAACTAGCATCTCTTGCTGAAGGCATTGAGTTTACTACCGAGGAAGAGTATTCCAAGAAAGTAAATCAACTCAAAGAGTCATACTTCCCTAAGGAAGGTGCTCCTAAAGCAGAAGTTGCCGATGAAACCCCAGTGGAATCTGAAGAGATTGCTCCAGCAATGGCAGCATACCTCCAGGCAATGAACCGCTGGAATAAGTGATTCACTAAATAATAATATCCACATTTTCTAACAAACTCGGAGATACAAATGTTTAACGCAGAACATCTCCAGGAAAAGTGGTCTCCTGTTCTTAACCATGGCGAGGCTCCTGAAATCCAGGATCGCTATAAGAAGGCAGTGACCTCCGTCCTCCTGGAAAACCAAGAACGCTTCCTTCGTGAAGAGCGCGGTATGCTCAACGAAGTTGCTGTTAACTCCCTTGGCGCTAGCACCGTTTCCCCCGCTGGTTCGGCACTTAGCAACACCAACACCGCTGGTCTCGCTGGTTTTGACCCTGTTCTAATCAGCCTAGTCCGTCGTGCTATGCCTAACCTCATGGCATATGACATCTGTGGCGTTCAGCCTATGTCTGGTCCTACTGGACTTATCTTCGCCATGAGATCCCGCTACGAGAACCAAGGCGGCGAAGAGGCACTGTTCAACGAGCCCGACACTGGATTCACTGGTGGTTACGACGCTTCCGCTGGCGACTATGCTGTCCGTGCTGGCGACGGTACTTCTGCTGGTGGCGGTTCCACCTCAGATGGTAACAACCCTGCTCTCCTTAACGATTCTTCTCCTGGCACCTACGAAGTAGGCACCAAGATGAGCCGTGAAGATCTTGAGCGTATGGGCGAGTCTTCAAGACTCTTCCGTGAGATGTCATTCAGCATCGAGAAGACCTCGGTCACCGCTCAGTCCAGAGCACTCAAAGCTGAGTACACCTTGGAACTAGCACAAGACCTTAAGGCGATCCATGGTCTAGATGCTGAGCAAGAGCTCGCTAACATTCTTTCTAGCGAAGTCCTTGCTGAGATCAACCGTGAAGTCGTCCGTCGTGTCTACACCGTTGCTAAGAAGGGTGCTCAGAACAATGTTGCTAACCCTGGCATTTTCGACCTCGACGTTGACTCCAACGGCAGATGGTCTGTTGAGAAGTTCAAAGGACTCCTCTTCCAGATCGAGCGTGACGCTAACGCTATCGCCCAAGAGACTCGTAGAGGAAAGGGCAACTTCCTCGTCTGCTCTGCTGACGTTGCTTCTGCTCTCGCCATGGCTGGTGTACTTGACTACACCTCTGGTCTAAATGGTGCTGGTGGTCCTTCCATCGGTGCTGTCGATGACACTGGTAACCTCGCTGTTGGTACTATCAACGGTCGTATCAAGGTCTATGTCGATCCTTATGCTGCTAACCTAAGCGACAAGCACTACTACGTAATCGGTTACAAGGGCACGTCACCTTATGACGCTGGTCTTTTCTACTGCCCTTACGTTCCCCTCCAAATGGTTCGTTCTATCGATCCTAACACCTTCCAACCTAAGATTGGTTTCAAGACCCGCTACGGCATGGTCAGCAACCCATTCGTTACCCAGGATGGAACCTACAACGGCACCCCTGACGGCGAGACCCTCTCCGCCAATGCCAACATGTACTACAGAAGAGTCCAGGTCACCAACCTCATGTGATCTATCTTCTATAGATAATAGGGGGGACTTCGGTCCCCCTTTTTTATTAGGTAATAATTATGGACAAACACAGAAGACGTGAATTTGATATAGCTTTTCATGGAGCGAGTGAAAATGAAGAATTGATTGATACTCCAGATTATTTTTGGACAAAGGGAATTATAGTTTATGGGGGATCTATTAGATTAGAAGGATTTGAAGATAAACAAGTTCACGTAAAACATAAAGATCTCAAGCATTTACTAATAAAAGAAAATCTCAAGACTGTATTAATAGAAGATTGTCATTATAGTTTTAGAGATTTTACTAGCAAAAAATACATAAAAGCAGATTTATCTTATCCGATTATAATTATCGATAGTTATCGTGATGACTATAAGTGGAAGGTGATGGATGGTCATACAAGAATAAACAAAGCAAAGCATCGTGGTCACACTAGTATTGAAGCTTACCATATACAATACGATGACTTTGAAAAATGCTGTTTTTTCTGGGATCCAGTATCTGCTAAAAATATTAGCATTTACGAACAAAGACAACGGATGGGTAAATAACTGTATATACTAAGGAGATACTATGTCCACAGGTTCCGTGACCAAGACAGACCTACTCGCTAGAGTGTACAAATTAAAGACCGCCCTTTACAACGGTTCACGACAAGACAAAAATGGCGATTGGCACGACGGTGCTCATCATGCCTATAATGAAATCCTAGACATCCTTAACGAATACGTCCGATGAGAAAAGACCTGGACAACACAGACGGTATGCTACCTGACCTCAATGAGAGAGTTCTTCGAGAGCGTTGTGCTAAGATGAAGAACGAAATCCTTATGGAGGAACCATGCCCGATTTACGAAGCAACGGAGGAGGACTGGAATGACTTCTGGTACAACTACGACGAATGAAGACTGGCGCTACAGTGACGCTCGTATGAAACTTCGCCAAGAAGTATATACAATTCTCCTCAAGAAGTTTGGTGCCCAACTAGATGAACATGGAGCACCTGTACACAGCATGGAGAGTATCACTGAGTGCTGCCACGACTGGGTAAGTCAGGGACATGCTATCTCCTCAGGTATCGTCGCTTACTACCAGGCATACTACGCTAAATAGTAATGCTTGGGAAGTTGACATATGCCTGCTGAATGGTATAAAGAACAAA